TAACGAAGCATTTTCAACCGGGAGGGGGTCCCGTAACAGTGGATGCAGAGTCTCTTATTACTCAAGGGAATCCACATTGGTTCCTAAGAGCAAAGACGCGTGCAAATATAACGCGTAACTCTACATTCATGTTCTCCTATGAGCTGCCTAAATACAGTCTCGAGGAGTTCAAGTTCCGGGCGTGGGCGGATAGCTTTGGGTTGAACCCTACAATCAAGAACATGTGGGCCATAATACCTTGGTCCTTTGTTGTTGATTGGTTTGTGGGAATCGGCGATTGCCTCGGTACTTTGGATTCAGATTGGATACAGCCTACAGTAGTTTTTCTACAGGCTTGTACCTCCGTCTCCATCGAGGGAACAATCAATTTGTCGGTATTCAACAATTACGGCTATCCGGGTGAATGGAAGGTAGGCGAACTGGTGTTCCGAATGTATGTGCGTGGTGTCGGCATCCCCAACTTTACTTGGGATGAGAAGGACCTCAATGCGGACAAAATCCGCCTGTTGGCCTCACTCGGTGCACAAAAGCTTTTATAGCTTTACGTGCGAACCCACCGAAACAATCTTGAACCTTTGGAGGATCAAAATGGCTTTAGCAGACATCATTCTGGCAGATGGACAGGGTACTCCCGTAAATCACACGTTTATTTACGTGTCGACCAACAATGGACGCGTTTTGCGTTCTGAGTTGGCTGCGAGCCCTGAAACGCCTCTCACGCACACCCTAGCTCACTCTGAACGAGTGAAAAATGGTGCTAAAGAGAGGTCCCACCTAATGCGGATTGACCGCACAGTCCTTGATTCGGACGGTATCACACCATTTACAGCGAATATTCGCTTGATGGCGGACGTTCCGAATACCATCTTGTCCGATGCGTTGGCAGATGATTTTGCTGCTTTCGTTCGGAACTGGGCTACAAACGCTAATGTGCGTCTGTGGCTCAAGGGCTCTGTTGGTTAACTGCGAGAGCCATGGCGACAAGGAAGGGTTAAAGTCTGTTTATGACCACTCCTGAAAAGCCTTGGTATTCCTCCATAGTCGCGGCTTTCCTAGTCCGTGACTGTGCTGAGTTGTTAGCGGTTAATCCTGCTACATTCTCGCGTGATGTAAAAACATGTGAGAATCGCCTCACCGCTGAAGGAGAGTCTTTCTTAACGAAAACTCTCCCCGCGTTCGGCAAGATCTTTGATCTTGCTCTTCAAGAAAGGACGCCCTTCGTCCAGACTTACTTCAAAAAAGTAGGTCGCGGATGTGTGCTCCCAAAATTTCTCATTGGGTTAACACGGCGTGTCTTTAATGAAAAAGGTGAGGTACTACAGCATCCCTGTACCACAAGCATAACGCTGATACGTCAGCTATGCTTTTGGTTCAAGAAGCTAGAGAAAGGGTTTAGTGATGAATCTCTACAGCTGGCGACATCTGATCTTGAAAAAGTTGATGCCGATCTTCCTGATCGCGATACTTTACGCGTCAACAGGAACCTCGTCCGTGCTAAAGGACTTTTGCGAATTTTGTTCAGAAAACTGGACATACGCAATTTGGCTTTCAGGCACGGTCCTGGCGCTGTGGCCGGAGGCGAGAATGTTGTTGAGAAAAGGAAAATGAAGCGCGCGTATAGAAATCTAGAACGCGTATTCAGACCTATCCCAACTTTCTTCTCATTGAGAACTGCCTCTGAGAATCCACAGGCTATATACGGGCGAGAACATATTGAATATGGAATCTCCCGTATTGCGTTTGTGGAAAAAGATTCTTCCGGTCCGAGGACTATTGGTCTCGAGCCTGCCGAGTACATGTGGTGCCAACAGGGCATTAAGACCTTGTTGTATGACTACGTGGAAAAGCACGCTTTGACTCGAGGCCATGTGAATTTCACAGATCAAACTGTCAATCGTGCTTTAGCGCGCGATTGGAACAGTGTCGCGACATTAGACATGTCGAAGGCCTCAGATCGGAATAGCTACGCTTTGGTTGAATATTTGTTCGAAGGAACAAAAATATGGCCAATGCTCGTAGCGTCACGTAC